GCTAATAATATTTTCTATGAGTTGATGCCTATACACATGACAAATATAAACAAAAGCTAATGAAATAAAACGGTTACAAATTTACCCAAGTTCGGAGTGCCGAACTATCGGCAGTTTTTGCGTTAGCAGCAAGTTTTTAAACTTTTTCTGCCATCGCACGTTGTTTCGCTTCAAACTTTTCAAGTTCTTCTTTGAAATTGTGCATTGCTGAAATCATACAGGTCAATCCGCCTTCATAATTTGCAATCCATTCATCCCAACCATACGAGCATTTAATATCGTGCAGTTTTCCTCTTGTTTTATTAATTTCGCAACGGAGTTCTTCAATTAATTCACTCATTGGCTTATCCATTTCTTCTGCACTTTTGTAGTAGATTGGATTTCTGTCTTTGTTTATTCGTTCCATTATTATATTTTTTAGTTGTTAATTCCTACGCTCAAAAAGTTTAAAAACCAGACTGCTAACAGCACCTTTACGCAATGGGTGGTTCTGTGCATTTTTTGAAGTTTTTTCTTTAGACATAATTTTGTGCTTTTAATTTAGTGCAGTGGTTAAAAGCCCCCACTGCGTAAGGCTGCAAACCGTTAGCAGATATGTTTGCCAACAATCCACTTACCGACAATCCAGTCGTGACTATTTCGATTTCCTACATTGAACATTCTGTGACAAGTATGATTGTGTATGCAATGCTCAAAGACAACCGATTTGCCTTCATTGTGCTTAACAATATAATCAGCATCATAAAACTCAGACCATCCCGTTTTGCGGTCATATCTTTGAGCAAATCTAATAGTCACTTTATCCCCGATTTTAAGTTCATCCAACGAAAACACATCTGCTAACAAGCGGTTAGCGTCATTGCCGTTTTCGTGGTTAATTGAAGTTTTGTTTTCCATATCAAATTTTGTTTTTAAGTTTAAATTTTGTGTTCCAAAGTCGGCAACGAACGCCAACCGCCAAACCGTTAGTGGCAACCCTAAGAAACCACGTAGATAGCCGTTGGACGTTCATATTCTTTTATTCCCTTTTCGCCTTGACCTTCAGTAGTCCAATCTGGAACGCTACCTGTGTTTATCGTATCACATTCCACAATGTACATCACTTGACATCCCATAATTATCATTTCCCCAATTTCTATGAACCAATTTGCGTGTGAACGATTAGGAATAAATCCAAGCGTTTTTCCAGCTTCGTGTACTGCTTTTAGCGTCCCGTGAACAGCTTTGTATTGTTTGCCATCTTTTCCATAAAACCAACCTTGTGTGGTTACTAATACCTTTTTGTTTATGAAATTTTGCATATTTTTAAGTTTTGTATTTCAATTAAAGTTTGGTTAGGGCTTCTTCGCCAAGCCAGATACCAATTAAACAGACGGTATTAAATCACCTGTATAAAATGCGTCCAAATCACTTTTAAACCATTCAGGATGTTCATCAACCCAAACATCTAAAGCTTGATGCTTGTAATTGTTTGGATTTTTCCATTTATCCATCTCCGTTTCTTTGTGAATAATTATCTGGACTTCTCCAATTTTTGTATGTGTATGACGGTTTTGAATATCATACATTAAAGAAATGTGTTGCTTTGCTAAACTCATTTTACAAAATTAACTTCTGCCAACAATATATTGCCAATAGTGGGGCAGACGTGCCACTATTGAGCATATATTATTTAGCATAACTATCATAGGACTAACACTTGGTATTTTAAGCGGTGTAATCTTGCTACATAGACATATAAATCTAATTGGCAAACTTCGCAAATGGACACATGAGAGACTTGCAGAATTAATGTTTGACAACGATAATACGACAAAGGTGGATTTTTTAAAGCCTGATAAAATCTATAAAATTTCAGAGTATTTTTTTTATGTAGCATTGACAACGGCAATCTTGGCTTTGACAATCTATGCTGTAATAAAAGACTATTAATACCATGTTTTAAATTTGACATATTTTGCAGACCAGAAGAACAACAGGTGCAAACACACGTCTTGCGCCATTGCTGGTAACCTCTTAATTTTATGTTTTTACTACGCATATTTATTCTATTTTTGGTTGACAAATTAACCTAACGCAATCAGCAACAGCGCAAGGCGTGGGAACGTTACCTGCCATTTTAAGACGACAGAACAACCTTTCCTTGATTTTCTATAAATGCAATTGCTCTTTCAATCGTATGATGCGTATTGCAAAAATTCATTTGACACCAAAACGGAAACCATAATTTCCACACTTGGCATTCATACCCTAAATAATAATCCCTAACTATTCGATACCTAACAACTTTAATTCCTAAGAAAAAAACGGCAGGTAACACGGGTTTTGCGTCATTGGGGGCTTTTGTACTACTATTTATCATTTGTTTTAAATTTAAAGTTTATTACTACTATGGATCTTTAGTGCTGGGAATCCCCAACGAACGCAAAGCCCGAAAACGTTAATAGCGAAAATCCGTAAAATGAATAATTGCCACAGGTTTGTCTGACCTAACTTTGAACCACTCACAAAAATCTTCAAAACTTAATCCGTCATTTTTTGCTACCAAATCCCAGTTTACTTTTTTACCTTCAATAGGTGCAAATACAAAATTGTTTGGTTGTTCTAATTTTTGCATACCTATTCCGTGAGTTTTATCATACTTGAAAATCTCTTGCTGTTTACTTTGGTATGGTTTGCCTGACCAAATTCTAACTGACAAAATAGCTTCGCCTTTGTTTATTTTTTCAAATCGTTTAGCCCACAAATCATAGTTACCTCTGATAGTGTGTATTTTATCATAATGTTTAATTGACAAAGGAAAACCTGTTGGATTGCCTGATTTTTTGTGAGTTTTTGGAAAGAACTCTGAAACTATTAAAACGAATGTTTTCATAATATAAATTTTACTTGTTAAGCCCGCACTTCGCAAGGCTGCAGGCGTTATAAGCCATTTAGGACAGCCCGTAATTCAGAAACTTCAATCTGTAATTTGCTTATAAAATCTGTAACCCATTTCTGTTGTTTATAATCATTACACACCGGCATTCCATTGCTTACCTTTCTCGTTTTTTCTCTTTGACATTGGTTAGTCATCCACAAATCACAACTGCCACAAACTTTAGGTAGTTCATTTATCTTTTGTTCCTTAGCCCTAATATTGTCTATAATTTGACGCCTATTATCTGCCTTTGCAATAAAGTCCCATATATCATTCATTGTTTTTCAAATTAAATTGTTAATCCCGCACTAAGCAAGGCTGCAAAACGTATGTGTAATTAAAGAAGCATTTATTTGCAGGCAAAGCAAAGTAATTACCACCCCAAATGATTTGATTTTTAGATACCCTAAAAAGTTCCGTAAAATATTTCTCCGTTGGCACTTCCATATCCCAATTACCATTTTTGTTATGGTATCTTTTAAACCTTCCACCGCTATTTACTACACTTTCCCCCAATCCATAAGGCGGGTCAACTATTGCTAAATCAAAATGGTTATCGTTAAAGCGTTTTAATGCTGTTACACAATCTTCCAAATACACCTCCGACAAAGGCACTGCTGGTAACACGGGTTTGGCAAAATTGCCGTTCGTTTCTTCTATCAACATTCGTTTTTAATTTTTAAGTTTAGTAATTCTATTGAGCTTCGGGTTCAGCCACTTCGCCAAGCCCTTCTACGTTATAAGACATTTTCAAGGACGTCCTCAATCCTATCTAAAATATTGTTACTATCTTTTTCTATTAAAGAAATTCCATCTCGCCCAAAACACTCGTACAAACATATTAAATATCCTTTTTCTGCGTTTGAACTTTCAATACTAATTACAAAACCACCTGCTATAAACTTTATCCTATCACCGCTTTCTACATCAGTAACTGAATACTCACAAGCATTATAGTTAGAAAAACGGCTTATAATATCGGCTTTGTGCAAGTGGGGGTTATCTGCTAAATTCATACTTTCGTTTTTAAATTAAGTTTTGTGGTGGGTTGAAACTTTCGTGCTTTAATGCCCCACCTGCACAAAGCCGAGAACCGTTATGTGCAACCCTAAAACGGCCACAAACACCATTTGCAGTTGCTATAATCAGCATCTTTATCAAACTCAAAGTAAGTATCAAAAGCACCATAGCCGTTTTCTGCTATAATCACTCTTTGACCTTCTTTTGGCACTCCTGTTTTAAAATCAATCCAATTCATGTTTATTTGTGTTCTAAATTTCGTTGTTTCATTTTCGTTACTAATTAAATTTCAAAGTCTGAACTATCCGCCATTATAACGAGCGCAAGGCTGCAAAACGTTATAAGCCATTTTGAGTGAACTTCATCATGTAGTTATCCGACATTGAAATATTATTGCTACCCATGTGATAAACAACAAATTGAGCGTTCAATTCTTTGGCTCTTGCCTTTATGTGCTCTAACTGCATTTCAACTATTGTCAAATCGCAGAAGTCATTTGTTCTAAATTCTACAAGTTGCTCCAAACCAATTTGGCTAAAGTCTGCTAACAAACCTTTTCTCGGTAATTGAGAAAAACGGCTTATAACAGCACCTACCAAAAAGGCGGGGCTTTCGGCTTCATTAGAAGCATTTGTGGTTAAATTATCATTCATCTTTCTAAGTTTATTTTGTGGTTAAAATCCCGCCCTTCTGGTAGCTGCAAAACGTTATCGGTCATACTAAGAAACCACGTAGATAGCCGTTGGACGTTCATATTCTTTTATCCCTTTATCGCCTTGACCTTCTGTAGTCCACTCTGTAACACTACCAGTATTTATCGTTTCACATTCTACCATATACATTACTTGGCATCCCATAATTATCATTCCACCAATTTCGATAAACCAGTTAGCGTGTGAACGATTAGGAATAAATCCGAGTGTTTTACCAGCTTCGTGAACAGCTTTTAGTGTTCCGTGAACAGCTTTGTATTGTTTGCCATCTTTCCCATAAAACCAACCTTGTGTGGTTACTAATACCTTTTTGTTAATGAAATTTTGCATTTTATTTTGGTTTGTGCTTCGATTTATTTTTTACTAATTAAATTTCAAAGTCTGCTCTAGGACTTCAACTTGTTTTTTCAATTCTTTTATATGCTTTTGCTGCTTCGCTATTACTTGCTCATATTCGCTTATTTTAACTTCGTGTATGAAGTTTTGCGCTACTGTTTGCCGAATATTATCATAATCGGTTGAAAGTTGCTTAAAACGCATTATTTGGCTTTCTGTTGCTTTCCCTCTTAACTTCATACCCATGTCGAAAAAAAACGAACTAAAGTTAATGAGCGACTTAGCTACTGAATGCTGATGGTCGTAGTAAGGCGTTACTGATTTGCTGGTTTTTAATATTTCGTTTATCATTAGAATGGTGCTGGTGTGAACGTGAATGTTCTTGTTTCCTGTGTACTGTCGCTTCTATGTAAATACCGTTGCTGGTAAATGTTATAGTCTAATTTAATTTCACCCTTCCTACCTATCCCCCTCTTTGCTTTCTGTATTAAAATATCTACGTGAGTCCTTTCGCTTTCTATTTCGCTAAACTCTTTTGGACGGTAAACGCAAATAATACCATCGGCTTTAGCGTACCATGTAGCACCACCACTAAACTCAAATGCAGTAGGTGGGCTGTAGGTGTCTGAATCTTTTGGCTTTTGCAAAGTACGAGGGTGTGCAACTATAAACGTGTGAATGTTTAGGCTTCGAGAGAATAAACGAATATCACCCAATACACGTTCCAGATAAATGTCTTGACGTTCTGAATAAACGTGTTTTAATTCATTCCACGGGTCTAACATTACCGTCTTTATTTCGTTTTCCAGTATGTAAGGCTTAATGTATTGCATTATTTCGTACGGTGTTTTGGCTTCTTCTTTGGTATCGTAAACATGGAAATGGTCAGAAATAAAAGCAGCGTGCTTATACAAATCTAATTCAGATAATTTATCAAACGCCCCTAATCGGTTTCTTTTACGTGATACCATGCTTAGGATAGTTGTGTATACATCTGCTACACCTCCTTCCTCAGGTGCGAAAATAACGTGCTTTAAGCCGTGTATTTCGGATAGCTGTATTAACACCTCAAACAAAAATGTACTTTTCCCATGACTTGGTATTCCTGCAAAGTAAGTTGTACGTCCTAGCTGAAACGAATAGTAATCTTTGAGCATGTCTATTTTATAGGAAAACTTTTCAGGGTTCTTTATAACCGCCTCAACTTGATTAATTATTGTGTTTAAATTTACTATCATATCAATCCTGCGTGTTTAGTTGGTTTCGCCTGTGAATATTTTACATCACCTTTTATTTGGTCCTTACGTTCCCATGACCTTATTGCAGCTATCCAGTCTTTATACATTTTACCTTTGCTTTCTGAATAGTCATTTGCAGTTTCGTAATAGTATCTTAATTTTTCAATACTCCATTCTGAAAATGTTTGTTTAAAAATTGTTTTATCAAAGATTACTGAATTTTTAAAAAGGTGTAATCCTTTTATAATATTTTCTTTTCCTTTCCTTTCTTTTGCATTAGGGGGGTTATTAGCCCCCTCAATAGCCCCCCTAATTTTCCAACGTGTTAAAGCCCCTTTTTTCCCAAATTCAGAAAATGAATTGCGTTCAGTTAAATGCCTGTTTAGCCTATTGCTTTCAAAATTTGTATCACATATTAAAAATAACTCGAAGCTATTTATAACGGCTGCAACTTTTGGTTCTGTTACTTGCATTTGCATAGCTAAAACGGGTATGATTTTTATAGGTAGCTTGCCCCCTGATTGTGCTAATTGTTCAATTAAGTACCAATAAATACCGTATCCTTCCATTCCTAACTGCTGTCTTAAGTAAAGTATTTTATGATCAGATGCAGCGTTATAATCGTGCGAAAAATAGTAAGTGTCTTTTTTCATTAAAATAAAAAAGCCCCAGCGGTGATGAGTTTCGCTGAGGCTCTTGAAAGTGCTTAAACTTCCGAGTTTACCGGTATCATTGCTCATCACTTCAACAATACCGATTAATATGATGCAAATATTAGTTTTTTTTACCTAATCTGCAACAAATTTTTTGGTGTTTTTTTTCTGTCCAAAACGTGAGTCCGATACCGCCCTGTACAAACATCATTTGAGCTGTCAATAGGTTGTTTGAAAACATACCCCATATCTCGCATTTTAGCAATAATTTTATGCAGGTTAGTGCAAGTGTTCCAGCAACGTGCTTTTGTTGTTTTCAAACAATCGCTATTGGTTATTGTACCGTTTGCGATTAAATAATCAATTACTGCTTTTAGTTGTGTTGTCTTTTTTTTCATTTTATTTTGATTTAAAGGTTTCGTTGTAATATTGTTCTGCTATTTGTTGATTGTCTAATACATGTTCAGATGGGTATGTATTTTGCCCTTTTATAAAAAAATCAACTATATGTTGCTTTTCCATTTCTTTGGCTTGTTCGATAAATTCTTTTAGCCAATATAATGTATGTGGGTTGTCTATTTGCTCAACCAACCACTCTACTGCTGTCTGTTTCATTTTATTTCTTTTTAAATTGTTTATCCCAATAAGATATTACTAGTCTATCTTGCATCATAAAACCTACTGCAAAATCACACATTTGTTTCTTCTCCATTTCTTTGGCTTGTTGGAAAACAACTGTGTTCTTGATATCAATCTTAGTGTGGTGTTGCTCTAATTGCTCAACCAACCACTCTACTGCTGTTTGTTTCATTTTATTCTGACTTAAAGGTTTGGTTGGTAAATATTTCTACAAATTCACACGCTTCTCTTTCATCAAATCCAAGCACATTACGGGATTCTTTTGTATAATCTTTTAATTGTTGAACTAAATCAATCATTCTTTGCTTTTCCATTTCCTTGGCTTGTTCTAAAAAATGTTCCCAATCTCCTAATGGATATTCTATTTGTTGGTTATATAACCATTCTACTGCTGTTTGTTTCATAATGTTAGTTTTTTTTAAATTGGTTAAACCATTCCTCAGTGGTTCTATCGTCATTGGTAGTTAAATAGTGCATAAAACTAATTAAAATCTGAATCACTTCTCCCTCACTATACTTATTCTTGTCTTGTTCTTGTTTAGGTTCTTCTTTTGGAATGATGATTTTCCAACCATATTTAGTTTGGAATTTTCCATTATGTTTTGACAAATCAACTTCAACCTCAACATACTCACAAGTAGGATTCTTTACAAACCATTCTAAGAACTCATCATCAATAGCTTGTACGCCATCTTTGATTAAGTCTTGGTCTGTTGTTAGGATGATTTTTTTGCAATTATCTTTATGTCTTGTAGAAATTACATCAAAATTGTTACACCAAACATCATCAAGTTTAGTACATTTTTCAATATGAAACCCATCAGATTCTCCTGTGATTTTGAATAATTCAACCAAACACCAATCTCCATCTTTAATTTTTTCATCAGAAGTGATGTAGATGTTGCTACCTTGCTTCCAGTTTAAATGTTCTTTAGAAACCCCAAATGTTACATTAGAATAAAAATGTATCCTACTTGGTTTATCTGTTGGTAATACGTGTATGTTTTTCATAATAATATTTCTTTTTAAATTGTTCAAACCATTCTTTTAGTCGCTTCTTAAGTGTTTTTTGCTTAGGTTCTTCTTTTGGAATGATTATTTTGTAATCAAAATCAAAGTCGGCATAAGGTTGCCAAGATTCTACCTCAACCTCCTCACAACTTGGATTCTTAACAAACCATTCTAAAAACTCTTCATCAATAGCTTGTACTCCATCTTTGATTAGGTCTACATCTGTTGTTAGTATTATTTTCTTTTCGGTAGAACTATTATCTTTATACTCAATTCCTATACGTTTTTTATAGATAGTTTTTATTATTTCTCCTTCTTCATTATACACACTATCAATACACCAATCTCCTTCTTTTGCTTGTTCATCATTAGTAATGGAAATGTTTTGGAATTTAGCTTGAATTAAATCTAAATCTGACTGTGTAAATTCATCTGTAACTAATGCATAACCAAGATTGTTTTTTATTAACGTACTTGGTTTAGGTGTTGGTAATACGTGTATGTTTTTCATTTTGTTAGTTGTTTAATTTTTGTTTGGTATGTTTTTTTTATTTCGATTAGTTCATCTTTGGTGTACTTGTATGACCTTTTAATGTTAGCATCTAAGTCAAGTTCATCTACAAATGATTGACCGTATCTTTTTATCAATCCTTTTCTATACTCGTGTGGGTTACTACTTAAATGCATGTTGCAATATTGGTTACATTGTTTGTGGCAATTTCGTTCATCAAACATTAAACCTGAGTAAACTCCCGCAGGATAAAAATGACCGCCCGCCCATTCATCACATTTAATAGTACCGCAACTAATACACGGTTTGTCTTTATCTCTCAACCTTACCCATCTTTGAAACACCGTTTTAGCTTCCGCTTCGTATTGGCTTAAAGTCTTTACCTTTTCTTTCAACTCCTTAAAACCTTCCTCAATTACCTTTTTACGTGCTAAATTTAACGCACAAGTATATGAACAAGCAACGGTGGTACTTTTGTTAGGGTAAAACTTTTCGCCACAATTACGGCACTTCTTAGGCTTTACTTGCATTTATTTTCGCTAGTATGTTATACTTATAATCATTTGCTGCTTTTAGTTTAACAGATAAGCGTTCTAAAAACTCATCATCAACATAAACTTCTACGGAGTGCATGTGGTGTAATTCGTTGTAATATCTATCGTCAAAACTTACGAATAACCCCTTATGAAGTTGTGTTAGATACATGTTTACTTGCATTTGTGCATAATATTGAGGTACGTTTGTTTTAACGTCTTCACCGCTTTCAAATAGCATGTATTCCAGATGCGTTTTGCTTAGGGGGCATTTGATTTCGCAAATCATTTTATCTTTAATTATTACGTCTGGAGTTCCACCTACGTTCATTTGTTCATCCCAAAAATAAACAAAACCACCCTCAGAAGTATAGATAAAATCACTATCATTTACAGACTTACCTAAACTGTTGGCTATTGCTAAAACTGCTTGCGCCTCTGTTTGGTTTCCGTGTTCCATTGCACTATTATAATATTCGGGCTCTTTGGGTGCTAATGTATTTGCAACACGCTCACGAATGTAAGTTTTTGCACCATCGCTTAATACTTCACCTTTTTTCTTAGGCTCTGCCATTAACCTGTTAATTTCTGAGGCTGTAAACATTCCTGTTCTAAACTCACGCCAATCTTCTTTATTTTCAAAAACTTTATACTTAATCATAAACAATCATCTGTTATTATTTTTCTATCAATAAAAGGTTTTTTATAAAATTTCATTGCTTCAATATTTGCAATAATTGAACGTGCAAAAATTTCTAGTTCACACATGTCTAAGCTATATTGACCTACATGTCTTTTAGTATCAGGGTCAATAATTGATAAAGTAAATGCAGGCAATCCACGATAATCTTTTGAACTATCCCATGCCTCAATTTCATTATCTATTTTTATATGATAATCTTTATAAAATCCCTCACTTTGGGTGACAATATCATTGCATAAAAATATTTTCATAGAATTACTCATTTTTGCCTCCTAACTTTTCTTTGTTTGATTTTGTAAACGCCTCTGTTACGCTTTTTTCGGGTGTAAATTCAACAACATCTTTTCGGTTTAAGTTAGAACCAAACAATGCCCCAAACATATCGCATGCATCTTTTATCGCAACTGTTTTAGCTATTGGAAACGCCATCGAAATAGCCCCGTTGTTAATGTTTATCAAATCACTTGCACTTGTTCCCTGTGCTGTTTGTAATTGTGCTGCACCTATTCCATCTTGCCACGACCATTCGCCACTAACAGGATGCAAATAATGTACTCTTACCGTTACCCATACACCGTTAAACGCTGTACCTTGCCCCGTAATCTCAATACGATATTGTTTAAATATCTTTTTTAAAAGTAGCTCTACTTTGTCTATTGGTAGGTATTTATAGCCCTTAATAAAAGGATGTGTTTTAACCCATGATTGAGGTGGAGGCTGGCTTAACAATAAATTAAATGAATCGTTTTTGTACGCCACTTCGATGTCTTGCGTAAGGTCCGCAAATGTTGGGAGAGTTGTTTTTTTGTTTTCCATATTATTGTGTAATTGTTTGTTTGCAAAAATTGTTACTAATCGCTTTCATAAAAATACATATTAATTGGCTTAGAATTGTCTAAGTATTTGGTAATTATTGTACGGGTGATGGCTACTGAACATCGTGATTTATTTGATATGTTTAGTATGCTGTTATCTTTTAAAGTCATATAAAGATATAACACTTTAGCGATTGTTTTTAGCTCTTGGTAGCTTGGTTTTCTTTTGCAATCGTTACAAGTGCGGCTGTATTTTATCGGTGCGCCTTTAACGGGTATTAACCTCTTTACTTTGTCAAAGTGTATAACCGCAGATAGCTTAAGTCCGCAAACATTGCAATGTATGTATCTATCTAGCTTGCTCATTGTGAATGATTGTAGCACTTGGCTGAATGTGTGAGGAGTTGTTTTTCTCTAACTTGTCTTTCGTGCTTAGGCTCTAAAAACTGTTTCGCTTGCCTTACTTTCATTAATAAATGTTCATTAAGGTGAAATGACCGACCTTGAATTTCTGTGATGTGTTGGTTCATAATGTGTTTAGTTTATTTGTTTATTTTGCTAATGCTTTGGCGCATTTTCTTAACCTCATAATGCGTTTAGCGTGAATGGTTTTTTGCTTAACAAAAGACTGTTCTGTATCAATCATATGTTGTTGTATCACTTCATTTGTTGCATCTAATATCCTACGTTTCGTTTCGCTCTGATTACCTAATTCTTTAGCATCTTCCAAATCTTCAATACTGTTTAGTACTTGGTTCACATACGCCCGTGATACGCTGGCTATTGTAGCTATCTTACCTATGTCTTTGTGTTTTAAATAGTCCTTTATCATTGTATGTCCTTCTTTAGCTGATCAATAAATTCTTGTGGCAATCCTCGTAGTATTGCCTCGCTTATCAAACTTTCTTTTAACAAAAAACATGGCTCATCGTCAAACATCTTGCGAATGTAGTTCATGCTGTCTGATTGAACTAGATTGTATTCTGATTGTGGTATGGCTATTAGTTCTGTCATGTTATCTTTTTTAAAACTGTTTTTTAAAATAAGCATCTATTATTTCGGTTATGTTTTCCTCTGTATACTCATAAGCATCTATTCGCCTTGTTGCTCCTGTTAATACGTCCGATATGTATTCGTTCATATCTTCATCTGCGCAAAACTTTACTAACTCATCAAATGATACAGATACTGTCTTTAATTCAGAACCTACATAACCTTCTATCTCAATCCATCCATCTGTGTGGCGTGTGTAATTTATGTCTTCTATCATATTTTAAATCTGTGTTTTGTTGTTAGTGGTAAGTGCTACTTCTTCTTTTTAAATTTTTTCATTAATTTCTTTATATCCCCTTTATTAAAGCCAATTATCCAATTACCATTCTCATCCATAAAATGACTTACTGGAGTTATGTATTCTTTTTTCTTTTTCATTTTCGTGTAATTTAAAGTTTTAGTTTTCAAAATAGCCTCCTGGAATTAAAGACACAAATCTGCTCATTGGTCTTGTTGTTCCTTCTTGTTCTTTCCCGTAAGCGTATTGGAATGCTCGTACACTACTAAACACTTGTTCTCCTTGTTCTCCGAATGAGCAAATAGTATTGCTTATTGTATCAAAAAAAGCAAAGTCGTTTTGTCCTTTGCAGATTTGGTTTTTTAAATTTAAGAATATAATCATAATTTAGTTTTTTAATTTTGTAGTCAGGACAGGACTCGAACCTGTACCGCTTTT